AGCATGCTCGCGCATGCTCATAACAATTCGTTGTTATTTCCTCTTACTTGTAAACCGAATGGCTAAACACAGAAAGGAGTGCTCATGTCAGTACGTTACAGACATAGAGAAGATCGTCCTATTAATGGTTCGGCACGAGCGTGGTGGGATGGACATTCTGTCTATCCTCGCACGTTCATGTCTCACCAGCAAAGGACTTCCGACGACACTTCCGCTCGTCTTCATGGCTTCTTCTTGAGTGAAGAATCTACCATTGAAGGTGGAACGATAAGTGGTCCTTCTGGCCTAGGTGACTATGTCACCTATTTCGATAATTTTGTCGCAGACGATATCGCCTGGGGCAAACATTTTCAACATTCGGGATATGACTATCCGCCTGGTTGGGAGATATTAGGAGCTAAATTAGCTGCTGATACCAACCCTTCCAATCCTGCAGTCGACGTACCTTCCTTTTTAGGGGAACTACGTGAACTGCCCGATCTTGTTCACAAGTTCGGTCTTAAGTGGCTTAATGGTGGGCCAGATCTCTGGCGCACTGTGTTCCATTTTGGTAAAGACGTCGCAGATGCAAATCTGCGTTACCAATTTGGTATAAAGCCTCTTATCTCGGATATTTCTAAATTAGTCCAATTTTCTGGAGAAGCTAACAAGCGTTTCCAAATGTTGGAGAATATGAGAAATAATGGATCGTCATGCTATAAGCGAACTCTCTGGAAGTCGAATCGTTCAGTAAGTCAGTGGGTTATGCCCCAGACTTCTGGCGGCCTATTTTGGGCCCAATTCAACGGTACTACCAAGAACAGCGTAGATGGCTATGCCATCTGGTCTGTTGAAAAGGAGTACTACCAGAATATCGCTCCAGCAGACATGCGCCGTTTGGCGATGCAGTCAGCCTATGGGCTAGCTATATCACCAGACTTAGCAGCATCTGCTTGGAATCTACTTCCGTGGTCTTGGCTCGTTGATTGGTTTTCAAACATCGGTGATTTAATCGATGCTGATCGCAACAACGCGCATTGTAGCTTATCCATCGCCCGCCTTATGCACAAGATAGAGTCTAATTGGACTATATCAGGTTCACAGGTTGTTGGTGGTGCTAGAATGCTCCCTGCTAAGGGAAAGTCCACATATAAAAGTAGATTCATAGCGCCTACAAGTAGTCCAGCTGTCAATTTGCCGATTTTAACTAATCGGCAAACTGGTATCCTCGCATCTCTCTTTGCTACCCGAGTAAGGATTTGATGTTTACAAATCCATTCGGGTCATTTAAAGGAGAGACAACATGTTCTCAGATACTTTCACAGTTACAGTAGAATCTTCATCAATTGCGCTAAAACGCATTAATCAAGATAATTATTCGTCCGTTTATCGCGGTGCGAATACCACCCATCAGGTAACCTTGACTATTAGACATAGCAAGTTTACAAAAAAGTCTGATGGCAATAGCTATGATCGACATAATGTCGAGCTAGTTATTGTTGAGTTTGCTACAGACACAACTCCAAAATTCGAAACCAAATCTTATGCGGTTATTGAAAACCGTACTGATTTGAATTCAGCTTTGGCTGTTGAAGGCTATGGACAGCTTGTTGCTGTTTTAGCCGTTTCTGGCATCCTCTCTGGACTTGTTAACTGGGAGTCTTAAGACTCTCAAGTATCTGCTGATCGCGATCTATCTCATTGAGGTACACGCATGAAAAGCAGAGTCGACATGTTGCAGGTATTACAGGGCATTCTTATGGATGCTTCTGTATGTTTCCCTACGGAACAGCTTTCGTTTGAAAGAGATTTTAAACGAATTGCCCTTAGTTTCGAAAACAGATCTTACGAAGTTTTTCTTCGTGATCTTCCCTCGCTAGACAATGTATTATTACAAGGTTTAGCTTGTGGACGTCTAATCCCTTACGGTCCTTTAACAAGGACTCGTCGTGGATCCAAATGCCCGATATTTCTATCGGGGCTTTGGTTACGTGTTTTCGATTCTTTAGGTGTCTTATGTAGTGATCCAGACCCTAATGCTGTCTTCTTTATTAGACAGCTTTCCAATATTGGAAAGAAATTAGATCTACCGTGCAGCTCATCTATTGTCAAGGAGACAATTAATGAATACTTCACCACAGATAATGAGTTACCAAGTCCCACGCTCGCGTGGAACTCAGACTCACTTGGTCCTAATCTCGATTTCGATAATAGCATTCACGTTTGTGACCGTTTGGTTACTCATCGTGATGACTATGATGGATCGCAACTCTCTCTCTTCGAGGGAGATGACGATTCTATCGGAACCGAAGGAGATGAACTCCTACTACGGAACTACCAATCTACCGCAGATGAATTCTTCACAGAATTCTTCTCAACGTTCGACATCTCCTCTCAATTTGAGACAGAGTACGCCGACGATAAAGCCAGATTGGGGTTCAGACACGGGCCCGGTGCAGTAGCAAATGGTCCTAGCACTTTTGATAAGTTCTCGTTTCCATATTGGAGCGATAAGTTACAAAAATGTTTTCCTTCAGATCTAGTAGTTGGTTCAACACCAACTCTCTATTCTGATAGGATTAACCATGAACTACCAAGTCGCCTTATATGCGTCCCTAAAGACGCTAGAGGCCCTCGCTTAATCGCTGCAGAACCCGTTGAGCATCAATATGTTCAACAGTTCATCTATTCTTTTATCAAGAAAAGATTAAAGGAGTTATATGGTAATCTCTATATAGATTTTACCAGACAAGACCTTTCTCAGCGTTTAGCCAAGTATGCTTCAAAACATGGCAGTTTATCCACTATAGACCTAAAGTCTGCTAGTGATAGATTATCATGTTGGCTTATTGAACGTTCGTTCCGTAAGTCACCGAAGATCCTTGACGCACTTCATTCATCTAGAACTAGATGGATAAAGTACAGCGATAGACACAACACTATACATGCATTCCTTCGCAAGTTTGCAAGTCAAGGTTGTGCGACTACTTTTCCTATTCAGTCCTTGATTTTCTTCTGTATATGTCTTTCCACTTCGCGTGGTCATACGTTACAAGAGAAACTCATCAACTCTAGGAGAAGTATCCGGGTATTTGGTGATGATTTAATCATACCAAGTTCTAATGCGAAAGACACTATACGTCTTCTTGAATTACTACACCTTAAGGTGAACGTTAACAAGAGTTTCACTACAGGATACTTTAGGGAATCCTGTGGCGGTGATTATTTCATGAATTATGATGTAACACCTACGAAACTTAGACATATAGATACCGCATCTCCCACTAAGCAGATGGCACTCCTGGACATATCCAATAACCTTTTTCAAAAAGGTCTTTGGCATACATCAAAAGTGCTTGAGAAATACATTAGGAATATTGAGAAATATCCTATCGTATCATCTGTTAGTGGTGACATCGGAATCAAGTCATATGTCGGCGGCCTATCCAGGCATCTTACGATGCGATGGAACAGTCGCCTTCATATTGTTGAGTATCATACACTTTGTTTCTCAAATAAAGTGGATGAAATCGACCGATGTGGCATATCCAAATTAAGGTCTAACTTTTTAAGTAAGCCTTGGTTAAACGAATCTTATTCGTCTAACATATTGGGTATGTCCTCTACGAAAATTCGTAGAGGGTGGAGGCCTTTGGAGCTTACAAGCTTTAAAGGTATCGGTGCCGGCTAATTTATTAGCTGACACATGAG